CTATCAATGAATTTCATTTTATTAGATGTATTGTTTCTAAGATTAGTTTCGGTAACTGCATCTAATTGATTTCGTATTTTACGAAGTTCTACTACTCGCTTAGGAAGTTTTTTCCCAGTTACATTCTTTAACATGTCATAATCTCGTAAGACAGAATCCATTTCATCGCGCACTGAACGAGCTACGCGCAATTCTTCTGTAACTAATTCATCAACTATTGCTTCTGCCCGTTTAGTTAATTTTTCTCCCCTTTTAATAGCACGTTGCGTACCCTGAGAACGCAGTAAAATTCCAACTACTTTGCTGATATCTTTTTGAGTTTCTACAAATGTACGTCGTGCGGCTCCCCAATTATCATCCATCATCATGCGTTCTAATGGAGTCATACCACCTATACCTTGTGATGGGGTAGCTAATGAATCCTTAAACCATTGTGCATTAATGCGGTCATAGCCAGCTTTACGTCGTATATTTAGTACTTGCTCGACATCACCTAAGTATTTTCCTTCTATTGCCGCTACACCTTCAGCTGTATCTACATCCATCAACTCGTCGTTTTCCCACATCTGACGCTGAAACTCTGAACCATCGCTAAACCCTACACGACGGCCTTTTTCAAACGCTTTCTTACCAAAGCTATTTGCCCCTCCTGCGGAGGTCAGTCCTTCACTTGCAAAACGTGGAAAGTACCCTCTATTTTCATCAAGACGTTCAACAATGTCTCCAAAGTAAGGCATTTCCCCTGCATCCCAACGATCCATAGTTGCTTGTTGAACATCTAAAGGCATTTGTTCTAACGACTCACCTGTAATTTCACCAAAATCAAGCCCTGCTTGTTTTTCAGCTTCAAGTTGTATGTCTAAATCACGACGTAGTTTGTCCACAGCTCTTTTGAATGGTTCGCCTTTTTCTGTGAATTTATAAGAAAAGCCGCCCTTGTCATTTTTAACAAGGTCGAGAATTTTTTTATCTCTTAGTATTAAACGGGCTTTTCCTGTCGAGTCATCAATGACATCACGCAGAGAATACTTTTTCCCATCAATCTCTACTTTATACTGGTTGTCTTGAACGAAATTACCTTTCTTATCTGTATATCCACCATCTAATACGTTTCTAGTTTCAGAGGCTTTACGTGCATTCATCCCAGTAGCCGCTTGTCGCCTTCCTTCAAACGCATTTTGTATTAATGCGGCATCTTTCCTACCAGTTAAGTACGCAGGAGTATCTCCCCAGTCCTTATACTCCACAATGGAATTGCCTTTTTCATCTATCCTACGTATTGGGTATTGACCAGCGCGATCTATTTCTGTAGCAGCAGCTAGAATTTCTCGCTCACTAGCGTCACGAGTAAAGTCACGCATGTACGCATCACGGCGTATATCATCTACAGATGTATATTTACCTTCTCTTCTAAACTGCTCATTTAAACGTTGTCCTTCATCCCTTACATCAAGTTGTTCTTTAGTTGGCACATTATAAGCATCGTCACCAGTACGTGTTATAGCAGGTTTATATGCTCGCTCTTGTTGTCTTAATACTGATTTTTGGAACGCAGCAAGAGATTCTCGGTTATCTACCTTTACTCCTGCTTTACGCATAGCATTTATAGTGGCTCTACCACCAGCTAAACCTCCGAGTAATCCAGCACCTATACCTAATGCGGCTCCTGCTACTGGGTTTACTTCTCTATCAGCTAATGCTCCTTGTACCCCCTCGCTTGCAGCACTAAACCCACCTACTAAACCTACTTCTGCACCAAATCGCGCAGGTACACTTGCGGCTCGTGACGCTAACATTGGTTCAGTTATCATTTTGGTGGCTTTAGCTCCGCCTTGACCTGCGCGTAACGCAGCAGCTCTAAGAGGTTGCTTTGCAGCCGACCGCGCAGCCGCACTAGCTCCTAGTCGTGCAGCAGTTGTCCCTGCTTTAGCACCAAGCCCCACACCACCAGCGGCAATAGCAAATGTAGATAGCCGAGTACCTTCTTTAGCTACAGTTTTAGCACCAGCCTTAGCCCAATCATCTATTTGAGTACCTTTAAGGTCAGGAATTTTATCTATTAAATCAAGAAGTCCAGCTTTTTCAGCTAACGAAAAGTCGTACTTATCTACAACTTCTGCGGCTTTACCTAATCCACTTAATGCTGTGCTAAATACATTCCCAACAGAAAACCCACGTCGTTCTTTTTCACGCTTTTCATTTTCTGTTTCCGTATCGTCAACAAACGCAGAAAAGCCACGCGGTTGAGTACGTTGTACGCCTTCAGTTGTATTATTTTCCCACCACATGGGTTGAGCCATTAGACACTGTATCCTCTAAATTTAGCTAGATCCCTATTTCTATCCATAGATGGCGCACTGAACTGCCGTTGTGTCTGGAACGCTACATCTGATAGCGGTACGTTGAACTCAGTAAGCAATCGAGAATTTAACATTTCTTGCTCACTCGGGGTTAGTGCTTGTAATTGCTGGAAGGTTGGCAGTGGTAACCCTCCGAATTGTAATGGACGTGGCATTTCCCCACGTAAGACTGATTGTACTGCTGGTGGTGATACAGCCCTGCTTTGTGCAATTAATTGCTCTTGAGTAATAGCTTGCGGAATAGGTGAGTTAGGCACATTTAACATAGGAGTATTAGTAAAGCTCTGCCCTACATCTGTTTGCCAGTCAGCAAATGTAGGCTGTCCTGCAAATCGTGATGTGCCTCTCCAGTCTTGGAAAGCAGGAGCAGTAGGTGGGCTGAAAGTAGACACATTCGAAGTTGTATTAAATTGGTCATCGCCAGCATTAACGAAATTTGGGTTATATCCTATTGCCGCTTGAGCCTCAGCCGATGCTGTACCTACACCTGCTGCCGCTTCGTTAAGAAATCCTGCTAATTTAGATCCCTCCATACCCAACGATTCAGCTAAAGCTGCTTGTTGTTGTTCCGCTAAAAAGTCAGGGTCTCCTGCATTTTCTCCCTGCCCTGTGAGCATATTGGCGTAAGCCGTATATCCCGCAGCATTCTTTGCGACTTCCGCGTCATACGCTGATTGGTTAAAAGTCGTGTCAGTTGTTACCGTTTCTACGGGTTGCATATTTGATACGAATTGCTGATAGGCAGATTTAGCATCAGATTCTCGCTTGGTGCGGAACGCGCCGTATTCATCTTGTGCTCGTTGCGCATCTGCTGCAACACGACGCTGATTTTCTGCTACTGTTGCATCAACTTCAAACTGCTGCACCTTAGCCATCTCATCAGTTAAGTTGTTGATCAGATCAGCTTGTGTAATTTCAGGTAATGGAGACATTCCGCCACGAGTAAAGTATGTGCGAGCTAATACATCACCACCCCCACGAAGGATATCGGTAATTAATTTGCCTTGATTAGTAGCTGCGTTAGCTAGTTCAGGGGATGTTTGTACTAATGTACGATAGTTTCTACCTAGTTCTTCAAGACCCTGAAAGTAGTTATTAGCAGCAAGGGTCTTTTCCATTCTATTTTCAGTAGTATTAAACTGACGCTGGTTTTCACCAAAGCTGGAATCAAATTGCCGTACATCTTCCCCAAATGTATTATTAAATTGTCTAACGTTTTCGTTAAACTGGTCATTAAACTGCCGTTTGTTTTCACCAAAATCCCGCACATTAGCAACTTCATCAAAGCTAAGACCAATAGTGCCTACAACTTCACCAGTCTGGTCAATAATTTGAGTTATACCTTGTTGGTCTACAAAGGTACTGTGGTTAGGAGGATTCCCATCTTTCCATCCACCCGACGCATTATCCCAGTATTGAGGATTACCTGTTGTTGGATCTTCTCTAACTCTATATCCACTACTGGTAGTGGATCCTTGCCCGCTTCCGTACTTACCACTACCCCCACCGTTATCTAAAGCTGATTGCTCTCTGGTCCAGAGAGCCGTGACATCTAATACATACTGTCCAGAGTCGTCCATTCTAAATACCGCTTGACCACCTTCACCATCTGGTACTCCATAAGTCCACGGATCAGTTCCTAATAAAACTGCCTTTGTACCAAACAAAGCTGCCCTTGCGTTTGCCTCATCGGTTAAGGCTTTTGGTGGCCCTGAACTAAATCCACCACCTTGTTGACCACCCTGTTGACCACCCTGTTGATCCTGTTGCAGTCCTGCATCTATTCCAATTTGCGCCAAAGCCGCAGCCTGTTGAGCTGGAGTCTGGAACTGAGATTGAGGTCCTCCGATGTTTGCTTGTGCGTTAAATCCTGCGGCTTGCGCAGCAGTGCCACGTTCAGGGGTATCAGATGTCGTTTCCCCTACACCTAATAAGTTCTGCGCATCTTGGGATCTATTATCAGGATCGGTATTGCGATTTAATGCAGCTCTGTTTAATACCCCTACTGCCATAGAATTCGAATCACCAACAGGTACGTACGAAGCATTATCACCGCGATCAAAATGAGATACTCGTCTAACAAGATCACCAACTAAATAATCTGCGGCAGCAGACGATTGCTCATCTGTACCACCAAGACTTGCTTCTAATAATGACCGTATTTGTGCATCGTCAAGTGACCCGTCACCCGTACCACGTAAAAACTGATCTACTGCCTCTAAAGTAACTTTTCTTTTTGTAATCTTAAAAGAGTCTGGAGATAAATAACCTTTGCCCTCACCTATTTGATAACCTCTTGCTAAGCCTTGCGTCTCATATTCTTTTTCGGCTGCTACACCTAGAGCAACTCGTAATTTTTCTTTGAAGTTTCCAATTTGCAATGCGTTGGCAGGTGGAGGTGCTTTCCATGACGGGATTGAACCCGTGTCTCCTATTGGGCCTAAGCCTTCATCGTCATCAGTACCTAGCAGATTAGGATTTTGAGGTAAGGCAGCAGGAGAAGCATATCCTTTATATACATCTGCTGAGAAATCTAAATCTTTCCATTGCGAACGCCCAGTCTCAAACGCTGCTATAGCAGGTTCTCGGTCTTCATCCTCTGGTGCGCGGCTTCCGCCTGCAAACTGGAACGGACCTTTGTCGTTAGGGTTAGTCAGTCTATGAACAGTCCACGGGAAAAACCGAGCAAAGGGATCCCCAGTTGATGATGTGGCTTCATTAGCAATTTCTATTGCAGCTAGAGCCGCATACTGTGGATTGTTAGTTAGCTTCGTATGATCATATTGTTTACCAGCCTTAACTTGGCTTGTATGTTGTTTATTTATTTGCCACGGACTATATGACGCATTAAGGTCATCATTTTTAATCCACGTGTCGCCTATTTTGTTACTACCACCGCTTTCAGCTTCTGCAATTTGGTATAGAGTCTGCGCAATCTCACGCCTATCTAATCCCCACGCATCCTCAATAGACTTATTATTAGCCTTTTCCCATGAAGCGATTGCGCCAACAATAGCGCCCTGTAATTGATGCCCCTTGTAAAAGATTACTGACATACGTTATCCCATCATTGGCGGTTGCGGAGCAAATCCTTGTGGCGGCTGCCCTTGTGGGGGCATCCCTTGTGGTTGTTGCTGTTGTGGGGGATTCATTATTTGCTGCACAGATTCAATAATAGCTATCTTAGCTTCCATACAAAACGGGTCAGTACATGAATATAAATCAGCACCATGTCCATGTGATGCAAAGATTTCTGCCATTTCATCAAACGTGGCTGAGAACACAGTAGCTTCTTCAGGCGTAGCGAACGCATCTGCAATGTGCTCTAAGGCCATCGCATTCAATACAGTCACCTGTCGTGCTGCATCACTCATCAATGCGGCTAGTTCTCCTGCCATTATCTCATCTCATTCACTACATTAGTTTGTCTGTCCATAGCTATATTCTCTTGCATCCCTGTCGGGGTAGCTACCTCATCCATTGTAATTTCTTCGGTGCTACTCATCTGTTCTTGAGGCTGAGGTCCTTGCTGCTGCTGTAATAAGTCCTGCTGGAAGGCTCGTAACACTTCTGCTGCTTGTCCCTGTAGTCCCTTAAGCATCATCATAGTACGTACCTGCTGCGCTTGTGGAGACATAAACAAAGTATTCACTGAAGCCTTAAGTAATTCTTCTTGAGGATTTTCAATACCAGAGTTCTCCATTGCAGTCTCAGCACTTAACATTCCGTTGTATGTACGGTATAACTGAGACCAAACCATCATGTCTCGCATCTCAATTTGCGCTCTATCGGAGGTATGAAGCTCTACATCTACTGCATAATAATCATCTATTTCTGCTGGCTTAATAGTAATCTCACTGGCTTGTCTACGCGTACTCCCTGCAATAGTGATAGGCGATTCTAAAATATATTGAATGTCTTGGAATACCTGCCGCGAGGCAATCGCAATACAAGCTCGTAATGACGCTACGCAACTCTGCAATTTAACGGCAGCGTTACGCACATTGAGGTCAGCTTCGGTAGCAGACTCCACACCACGTTGCGGTTGACCGCCAAGAGTACCAAGTTTAGATAACTCAGACGTATATTGGTGCACCTTATCCATCATCTGAAATGCAGACAATGGGACTTCAGGCAGCTTCACAAACTGAATGTCCTGATCGTCCACTAGATTGATGCGTTTTCCCGGGCCTACCTCTATGGGCGTACTGTCATCCATGATGTTTCTGGTGATCACAGGAGCGAAGGTAGAGTAGCGTAATTGAATATCGACTGCTGTAAGCTGACGCGCTTCAGCCTGTAGTACAGGGTGTATGTACCTCAGGATACCTACATATCTGTCAGCAGGATCATTATCTGCGGTTATCTCACCCCAACCTGAGTCTCTAATAATGTACGGAATATAGCCGTCATAATCTTTTTTATCGTCAGTAGATACAGACGTTTCCCAACAATAGGGGTTCATATTCTCAAAGACTAATGATCCTTGTACCCACATCTTGTGTTCTCCTTGAGAATCTCCGTGTGGTTTGGTGTACATTTCAACAAACTCTAGCTTTTCTAAGCCATCTTCCATCCACATATCTGCATGTTCTGGATATCTTCGGCGAGCTTCGTCAGGGTATACTTCGTAAAATTCGTACACATACTTAGGGTCAGTAGGGTTATCTATGTCATGCACAACGGTCTCGTTAGGCAATACAGATATCTTCCACAAGAACTGAGACTGAGTAAGTTTCTTTAATCTATTACGGAATTTTCTTTTTTCTCCTGATGATGCAGTATCACTTGGAGGGTCTGGTATTAAATCCCACCGTAATTCCTTTTTAAGCACCATGCGTCCATCTTTTACTAGCTTTTTTCTTCCAATAGCTAAAGGGTTACCGTAATCTGTCTCTATGTTGTGCCAAAAGGAAGCTAGGAATTGGCGCTTTCGTTCGGCTAAGTTCTGTTCTGCTTGTTGATCGTTCTCTGTTTGTCTTGCGGGAACAAAGATTTTAGGTGTCGTAAGGATATGGTCAGAGGCATTGTCTACTGCGTTACGTGCAGTCGGAGGAATCGTTGCGCCCATGCCTGATTCGCGGTATTCACGGGGAATAATCTCACCGATGTTGGGGTAATTACCATTATAGTAATCATTATCATCCCTCAACTTACTAAAGTACCCTTGAAAGATGTAGTTCTTTAGACGGGTAAACCGATTAAAGTCGTCATCGAAATTGTTTATGAAGTCTGCTTCAACCATACATTATCCAAACGTGACGTAATTTCTTTGTCGTAGTTGCGATGCTGTTCTATTTCGTTTTTTAGCTTTCATTACTGCTAACCCTGCCGCCATTACGGAGTCATCGTGATACCCAACGGGATGCCCGTACTTCACGGACCCACCAGCTAACACAACTCCTTCAAATAATTCTAACTCTTTTTTAAGTATTTCGTCATTTTTGGGGAAATGAACTCGCTTATGTTCGATTTCTGCTGCGAGTGTGGAGACAAGTGTAGCCTTCGATTGGTTAGTGAACTTAAACGATGTAACAGCACAGCCTTCGCTGCGAAGGATGTCAGCCACAGGCTCACCAATCCCAGTCCCATCAAGGTGAATAGTTTGGCAGTTGTATTTTTTGTACAGATACGCAATGCGTGGCCCAAGTAATGTATAGTCCAGTCCATTAAATCTATCCCTAGCTACGATACTCATCGTCTTAATATCAATGACGTAGGCTACAGTGAAGTCTTCAATCTTTCCTAAGTCTAACCCCATAAGGTACTGAGAGTCAGTAGGTTCTTCCCAGTCTCCATCAAAGCAATCGTCTAGGTTCCTAAAGACTTGACCATCATCCTCAACCCATTCAGCTAGATACTGCTGTCGGTACTGCGATTCTGTGAGGTCACGCTTGAATTCATCCAATGCTTCTTCGTCGATGTTCGGATGTGCAAGTGATGTCACTGATGCAGAGTAGTATCTGGGGTCATCTTCCTGCCCTACATTCCAATAGGTACGGAAGTTTCCCTTCCCTCTAGCAATACCAATAGCTACTAACCTGCCATCAGAGTCAGCAAGAGCGGGCATAAAGTTAGCCCATGCTTCAGGATTTAGGTCGTGAGCTTCGTCTACAAAGGCCGCAGTGACCCTATCGCCCTGTAAGGCTGTCGGGTCATCAGCCGATTTAGCCTGTATTCGTGCCCCATTAGCCAGTTCAATAAGCTTTCTAGTCTTGTCATGGTTGGCATAGTAGTCATGTAATGGCGCATGGTCACCAACAAAGAGGTTCCATACAGGCTCCCAGACCTTCATAGTTAGCTCATAGTTGGGTGCAATGACGTAGATGTACGGTGCGTGGGCCACTCCAAACTGTACATCTCTAGGCTTTAAGGCCTCTCGAACTATCTCTGCTTTAATAGCGGTAGTCTTACCAGCCCTACGCCCACAGGCTAGGATGAGGCGTTTCTTGTCTGATTGCTCGTGGATATGCTCTCGTTGCCAATCCCAAGCATCATACGGATCACCTTCATTAATGAACTGCCAGATTCTAGGAGGACTGTACGACTTCAATAACTTGTTCCTTTGGTGCTAACGCAGCTTCAAACAACTTGTCCATCATGTTCTTCTGTAAGGCCTCAGTGGCTTCCTTAGGTCTACCAACAAACATCTCCATAAAGAGCTTCTGTGCCCTTACATCACCCTTACTAGCGGACTCAATCATAGATTCATAGACAGTATCAAAGTCATCTACAGCACGAGCCATGAACCGAGCCTTCGTAGCAGGAGGGTTCTTAGTGTACGACTCTACTGTCGTCACTCGCCCGCTCCCCTTAATCAACGCATGGTTCTCTTGCTTTCTTAGGATAGGGACATTCTTATAAGCAGGAGGCTTAATCACAACCTTCCCTGCACGTATAGCTTCAATCAATGTGTCGTGACTGTACCCACCATAGTCACGCGTAGGGTCGAGTAACTCAATCAATTCATCCTGAGTCATAACTA